AATTATATTCAAGTGGTATATTTTCAACTGTTGAACAACAATTAGATTATTTAACAAAAATGGAAACGTGGGATAAATTTATAAAAGAAGTAAATATAATCACACCACCTGTAACATATTATGATGAACAATATGTTGCATTTTTATTTGCTCATTATGTGGAAGTATGTTGTGGTTGCGCTAGAACTAAAGGTTATAACACTTTAAATGAAATTTATAGTGGGCCATATACTAAAGGTTGGGGATGTCCACAAGATGACCCAAATGCTACCATATTTTTTCCACATAAACGAAGTCAAGCTGCATCATACTTTATGAAAAGATTTAATAACCCAAAAGATGCATTATATTGGAAAGAACCCACTGTAGAAATAAATCATGGATTTATTTCTTCAATTTAATTATTTGTTTTTTTAATTATTTTTTAGTATCTTTGCAATATGGAAATAGCTAATATTGTTTGTACTGATGTAATAAATGTTGGCCCAGAGTTTAACGTTGTTAAATCTTTGGACGATATTATATACACCAATTTACCAACTTTAATCATAGGGTATGAAACAGTGGTGGATTTATATGGTATTGACAATATCAATGTATTAAATAGAAGTATTAATAAAAATATCTTTTGGACATTTAGACGAACTGTTGAACGTAAAATATATGAGCCAGACCTTGAGGACTTTATGAGGCATGCATATAAAAAAGCTATTGAAAATATAAACTATGTAGATTTAGATGTAATTCAATTTGATAGAAGTAAATTATATAAAATTGTTAAAAAAATACTTAAATTAAAAGACCCAATTTCTTATAAAAATGAGAATAATGTAATATATATTTATTCGGGTAATTTAATCTTTGGTGTTGACTTGAATTTATTGAATTTTGTAGGGTCTAATGTTGAAAAAGCTGAGAAAAAAATAATTAAGAAAAGCAAGGTGTTTCTGGAAGGTAGTGAGATACTTATTGAATATAATAACCATTTGGAACGATTAAATTACGATTGTAAGTATGTTCCATTGTTATATTCAATTAATCCACATGAATAAAAAAATATTAATAGCCTCTTTTATAGATAAGGAGGTGTTAAAAGAGTTCTTAATATATATTCAAAACACCTTTGAGGTAGATTCAGATAAAGTTTTTATATTTGAAAGCCTCCAAGATAAATCCCAATATATCTTAACTTTTTTTATAGAATTACCGCTAGGGGGACATATAAACCTTAGAAAACACTTCAAAAACGCCTTAATAGTTCATAAAAAGAAAAAGACTTTTTATACGATAAATGCGTTAAATACGTTAATAGAAACTGAATTTGATTTACCAAAAGGTAATATCAATTATAAACAGTGGAAGATTGATTGGAGTAAATATGAAAACCAATTAATAATAAATAGTAACAATAATTTGGTTTTAATAGACTTAAAACGGTTTTTTTGCTAATTTCTCTCTATTTATATTAAAATAAGTACTTTAAATATTTAATATTATGGAGAAAAATAAATTAGACGATTTAAATAGGTTTTTGGAAGGTGATAATGAAGAAGGAACTGTTTGTGATTTAGATGGTAATTGCAGACCTAAACTTATTAAGGTTGATAAGAGTATTGTTGAAAGAGTCAACAAAAAAATAATAATTGAAGACGGAAGACAACTTTTAATGTAATGAAAAAATATACAAACGAAGATAATAAAAAAGATAGAGATAAATTCAGGTTATTATTTGAATATGATTTCTATGTAGAAGAAGAAGAGGTTTACGACCCTGAATTGGACAATGAAACTGGCGAAATTATTACCGAAGAGCCACCAGAAGGTGAAGCTCCAGAAGGTGGTGAAGATATGGGTGATGAAGAATTTCCTGAAGCTGGTAGTGAAGATATGGGTGATGAAGAATTTCCTGAAGCTGGTAGTGAAGAATTACCAGAACCAGAAGCAATGGAAGATGAAGTTGAATTAGATGTAACTGAATTAGTACAAGGCACGGAAGAAGCAAAAGCGTCTTCTGATAGAGCTAGTCAACAAATTGATATATTAATGGGTAAATTTGAAACATTATCTCAATCATTAGAAAAAATGACAGCAATTAATCAAAAAATTGATGATTTGGAACATGAAATTGAAAAAAGAAATCCAACACCACAAGAAAGATTAGAAATGCAATCATTAAATTCATTTCCATATAGCTTAAAATTAACAGATTATTGGTCAGAAAAAGAAGGTAATTATGACGCAATGGGTGGACAAAAAGAAGATGAAGAATATGTACTAACTCAAGATGAAGTAGATAGAGATTATAATGCAATTGAAATTAAAGATTCGTTTGTAAATCCAAATGAAGATGAATTTATTAAAAAGAAATTTTAACCTATAAAACATTAAAAAAGAGACTATTAAAGTGTGGTATGAAAATATCACACTTTTTTTTTGAAAAAACTTTAAAAAATACTTGTAATAATTTCTTTTCTGTAGTATAATTGCATCACGTTACTTAAATTCAGTTTAATTAACTAAAGATTGCCGCTGATGAATTATAACTGGTGGTAATACAAATAAAGACCCCGATATTAAAAAACGAAGTCGGGCCATTAAAAACAATTAATAAATTATTATGGAAACACAAAAAAACTCAGTGTTAGACGCAATGCTTTCTCAGTATGAAAAAGCTACATCATTCTCAAGTGAAAATTCATTTGATATTAAAAACTATTTTACAACTTTCTTACCTGATGGTATTGATAGTAAAATGAAACACATCAGAATTTTACCTGTAAACGGTTCTCCTTTTCAAGAAGTTCACGTTCATAGTGCAAAAGTTGATGGTAAAAATCGTAAATTTACATGTATCGCTAAATTAGAAGACGTACCATGTCCTTTCTGCGAAGCAAGAGAGAGACTTATGGCTACTGGCGAAAAAAGTGACGATGAATTAGCGAAAAGCTATAAATCTAGGTTAATGTATGTTGTTAAAGTAATTGATAGAGAAAATGAGGCTGACGGCCCAAAATTCTGGAGATTCCCAATCAACTATAAGAAAGAAGGTATCATGGACAAAATCATGGCATCTGTTCAAATGGTTGGTGAAGATATCACTGATGCAGAAACTGGAAGAGATTTAGTTCTTAACGTTGTAAGAGTTAAAAACCCAAGAGGTGGAACATATCCAGCAGTAAATTCAGTACAAGCAATGGACAGAAAACCATTAAGTTCTGATGCTAAATTATCTAAAAAATGGGTTGAAGACAAAAAAACATGGCAAGATGTTTATTCAGTGAAAGATTATGATTATTTAAAATTAATCGTGATGGGAGAAGTTCCAGCTTGGAGTAAAAAACTTGAAAAGTTTGTTGCTAAATCAAGCTTATCTCCTGAAGACGAACAAGATACCGCTGAAGACTTAGATTCTAAAGTGAGTATGGGTGCAAATGCACAAAAAAAATCTGAAACTCCAATTGAAACTGAAGTTCCAGTTGCCTCTAAAGAGACAACATATGTGGCTGATGTTGATATTGATGAAGAAGAAGATGATGATTTACCATTTTAATTAACGGTAAATTAAATAAGAAGTGAAAGGGGGTGAGGTTACCTACCCCCTTATTTTAGCTCTAATAATAACGAAATAGGGTTAAAATTAAATAAACTCAGGGGGCTCAATAATTATGGCTAAAAAACCATCAAAAACGACTGTAGCAAAGACCGAATACAGTTTAGAAGATTTTAAAAAATCACAAGGCATTCAAAAAACAATAAAAGATAAAGATTTAACTTGGGTTCCATTATCAAAAGCATGGCATGATGCGATTAAATTACCAGGATTTGCTAGAGGTTTTGTAAACTCAGTAAGAGGTTACTCAAACACTGGTAAATCAACTGCGTTTTATGAGGCAATTGCTGGGGCGCAAAGAATAGGTGACTTACCAGTTATATTTGAAACTGAAGGTAACTTTAATTGGACTCACGCTAGGTTATGCGGAATGCAATTTGAGGAAGTAGTGGATGAAGAAACGGGTGAAATCACTTATGGTGGTAATTTCCTGTTTATGGGTAATAAAGATTTACTTGATAGGTATCAAAATTATGACCACCAACACAGTAAAGAAGGTAAAACACCATTAAGATATGAACCAGTTTTGGAAGATATCGCTTTATATATGACAGAATTATTAGATTTACAAGCTGAAGGAAAATTAAATGAAAACCTATGTTTCTTATGGGATTCCATCGGAACTTTAAATGGTTTTAAATCTGCAATATCTAAAACAACTAACAATATGTGGAATGCTGGTTCAATGAAAGTATTTCAAGCAATTGTTAATTTTAGAATACCAACTTCTAGAAGAGAAGATAGTGAATTTACAAATACATTTATTTGTGTACAAAAAATTTGGTATGATAGTATGAATATGAAGATTAAACACAGTTGTGGTGAATTTATGTTCTTTAACTCTAGATTAATAGTTCATATGGGTGGCATTATTTCACATGGCACATCTAAACTTAAAGCAACTGCTTTAGGAAATGAATTTCAATATGGAACTGAAGTAAAAATTTCTTGTGAAAAGAATCATATTAATGGTATTGAAAAGAAAGGTAGTATTGCTTCAACACCGCATGGTTTCTGGAACCCAGATGAATTAGACGCTTATAAGAAAGAAAAAAGAGATTTCATACATGAAAATCTAAATGTGTCTTATGATGTTGAAATAGCATATACGACTGAAGAGGGTGAAAAATCTGTTGAAGATTTAGGAGCTTAATATTAACGTTAAAAAAAGGATTATGGCTAATAAGCCGAGAAAATTTAATACTCTTAGTAGTAATACTAAGAATATTTTACTTGTTGATGGAAACGCCCTATTTAAGTTGGGATTTTTTGGGGCGAAAGATATGTTTACTAGGGATGGTAAACACATAGGTGGACTCTATGCGTTTATTACCATCCTTAGAAAACTTCTTGAAGAAAAACTGTATCATAGGGTCTTTGTATTTTGGGATGGTAAATTTAGTGGTAAGATGAGATGGCAATTATACTCAGATTACAAAGTAGACCGAAATAAAGATTACATCAATGGTACGCACCCAGTTGACATACAAGAGGTAACTGAAAAATTTTTAATAAGACAATATCTAGAAGAATTATGTATTAGACAAATGATTGATAATACTAATGCTGGTGTTGAAGCTGATGATTTCATAGCTTATTATTGTAAAATTAAAAGTGCTGATGAAAAAATTACTATTTGTACAACGGATAGAGATTTGTGTCAATTAATTAATGAAGATGTTAGGATATATTTGTGTGATAAGAAAGCGTATATCGATACCAAAAATTATCGAGAGCATTTCAAACATCACCATAAAAATAGTAAACTGATAAAAATTATTGGTGGTGATAATAGTGATTGTATTAAGGGAATTAGCGGTGTTAAAGAAACTACATTACTAAAATACTTCCCTCAATTAGCTGAAAGAGAAATATCATTACAAGAAATAATTACTTTAGCTAAGGAATATCAAGAGGAAAGGATTAAAGAAAAGAAAAAACCAATAAAAGCATTGACAAATATTATTGAATCTAACACTGATGGTGTACAGGGTAAGGATATTTACAAAATCAATGAAGTGATTATTGATTTAAGTAATCCTTTAATTGATAAAGTAAATCAACAGTTATTGAAATATAACAAAGGGTCTATGGGTGATTTTGAAGAACGTGGAATTAAAAACGTTTACACATATATGAAACGTGATGGTGTTGCAAAACAAATTGAATCATTCAGTACCAACTATCTTTTACCTTTTAAACAACTGATAGAAAGAGAGAAAAAAGAAGCGAATTTAATAAATAATTAATTATGGAAAAAAGGACAGGCATC